CACTACTGCCGACGAGACTTTGTTTGCCGTCGCTAAAGCGTTGTCTGATGCGCCGGTTGCTACCGACTTAATGGCGCGGTCGTTTTCCCGCCCAGGCATTACAGATGCGGCGACGGTTTCGGACCTTCCAAGCAACCACTTGAACCGTCATGCGTTCGACACGGTAACTACTACCGACGACGTTGATGGCGCGGCGTCCATACAGGACGATCAGGAAGTTCATTTTTTCAAAACACGCACCGACGCCGCCTCTGTAACAGACGTGTTCGTCCGTTTACTAACGATGATACGCGCACTCAGCGACACAGCCTCGATTACCGACACGGGGCTGCTACGAAGTCAGGGTTATACCACTGACTTTTCTTACTTCTTGGAAGACTACGTCGGAGTTTCCCGAACCCTTTAGTGGAGATCGTTATGATTAACGAAAACTTAAAGCTATCCGGTCAGCTTAATATTGTTCTAAAGGACAAGGCCGGTAACGTAAAAGAAACCCGTGAGGTCAAAAATCTTGTTGTCGACGCCGGCTTGGCCTTTCTTGCTAGCCGTATGGTAGGCACGTCAAAGGCGATCATGTCACACATGTCGGTAGGGTCAGGCACCACCGCTGCCGCTGCGGGGCAGACTGATCTTGTAAGTGTGCTGGGTTCACGCGCAGCAATAAGCTCAACTACCATAACTGGCTCGGACAAAGCGGTAACGTATGTATCTTCCTTTGCAGCGGGTAACGGCACAGGGGCTGTCACTGAGGGGGGGTTGTTTAACGCTTCTTCGGGCGGCGATATGCTGTGTCGAACTGTTTTTGCCGTCGTAAACAAGGCTGCGGATGACGTTATGTCTATCACTTGGACCGTTACGCTTTCAGCGGCGTAGTCATAACTAGAGGTAAGGGGCGCGTTGCATGGCTATAAAAACACGACAGACTACTGCTACGGGTGTTACCAACGCAGGCGCGCCTCTTACTAACGCTGAAGTCGACAACAATTTCGTCGAGTTGAAACAGGCTGTAAGCGCGCTGGAAACTGCTGCTAATGTTTTGTCCGAGTTTGAATTTACGGCTACTGCGGGGCAGACTGTATTTACGGGCAGTGACAATAACGGTGCGACACTTGCTGTGGCTTCGGGCAATTCGATTGTATCCCTAAACGGTGTTATTCTGGACAACGGTTCTGACTACACTGCGTCTAGCAATGCGGGAGTTACATTAACAACGGCTGCTGCCGCTTCAGATCACCTTGCGGTTATTACTTTTTCCACATTCAGTGTGGCTGACACAGTAGCCGCCAGCACGGGTGGAACGTTTGGCGGTGCGTTGACAGTATCTGGGGGCGTCAATGTTTCTGGAAGTTCTTCGTTTGAGGAAATCAAAGAAAAGGTTTCCGTAGACAGTTCAACAACGGGAACGATTACTCATGCGCTGGCTACCGGCCCCGCGATTGTGTTTTACAATGTTGACCAAACTGCAAACCGCACGATCAATCTCACGGGGGCGAACACTTTTTTGGCGACAAGCCAAAGTACAACAACAGTGTTTATGTTCAAGCAAGGCAGCACAGCTTACTACCCCAACGTAGTTCAGCTAGACGGCTCGGCTGTTACCCCTAGTTGGCAGGGCGGGTCAGCCCCGACAGGCGGCAACGCAAGCGGCATTGATAGTTACAGCATTACGATAATCAAGACGGCAAGCGCTACCTTTACGGTACTCGCCAGCCAAACTGTGTTTGCGTAGGGGGTAATAAAATATGCTTTCTACCTTCGGCGCGGCATCATCAAGGGCTTTCGGGCATACGTCTGGTGGGGTGTCGCTCGCTTTCACTTCGTCTCAAGTGTTTAGCTCTGGTAGTTCGTCGTCGACGTTTACTGGAACATACACCCCAACGGCAGGAACTAAGGCTGCGCTCTTTATGCTTTTTGGTGCGATAGGGTCTCAGTCTAGCTTCGCCAGTAATTACTATTCGGGCATGGGCGGCGGCGCGTATGCAGAAAGATATGTGGATAACTTAGATGCTAGTTATGTTGTGAACTTGTACAACGGTGGTAGTTCATATCTTGCGAGTATGATTGTTAATTCATCCCCAGGTAACTCTACCACAGGAGCGTCTATAAACAGCGCGTCAGCCCACGACTTCGCCGCAGCGGGTGGCAACGGGGGTAGTGGCTTCAGCAGTACAGGCCCTACTTACGGGTATGGCGGCGGTGGCGGGGGGCGCTGCGGAACGGGCGGTCAGGGTCCAAATTCGAATGGTTTTGGGTACTCCTCAGGCGGTGCGCCAGTTCCGAACTCTGGCAATGAAGCGGCTGGTGTGTTCGATCTTTCGCCGTTTGGCATTTCGTTCACCTACGACAGATATTCTTCGCAAGTCCCTAAGTTTGATGCGGCTTCGACGGCGGCTGAAATCGCATTGAAGGGCCATTTGCTCAGTGCTTCAAACTTAAGCCGAAATAGCGGGCTAAGGGGTGCTCTTAACTACACCAGTGGCGTGTCCGGTTCCGCCGTAATAATAGAGTTTTCCTGATGTTTATCGCGGGTAAAAGGATACAAAAATGACGAGAGCAAGAGACAAGGCGACGTTAGCGCCATCGCCAACAGGAAAGCAAACGATCTGGGTTCCCGCCAGTGCTATGCAGCCGACTACAACAGATGGGTGTGCGGCGTTAGCCACCGTAGAAATACAGTCGTACCGCCCAGAAATAGTTTCGTTAGATTTTCCCAGTAACGGGGGTGCATCAAACGCGCAATTTAGCGTGGCTTTTCCGAAGGCTTGGGACAAAGGCTCATTAACTTACCAAGTGTATTGGTCAAGTGCTAACACAGCCACCAACACTATTCAGGTTGGACTGATCGCTGTTGGGGTAAGCAACAATATTTATATTAACCAAAGTTACGGTACTCAGTCGTACTTAAGCGACGATCACTGCGGTGATACCTCAAAGTTAAACGTTTCCAGCGAAAGCGCATCTATTACTGTAGGCGGTTCGGTTTTAGATGATAGTCTAGTATATTTTAAATTTTTTCGGCAATCAGGTTTGAGCGCAGACACTCACCCATCACCGTGCCGCCTGCACGGCATCAAGCTGTTTTACACCACAGATGCGGGTAACGACGAATGAGTTTCGGGTATCAAACACTGGGGTTTGGCGCTTACCCTAACCGTGACAGTGGGAGCAGCATAGCCCAAGGCTTGACGCCCTCTTTGTTGACCCTTACGGGGCAAAGTCAAACCAGCGCCAGCCAAGTGGCCAATAACAACAGTATAAATCTCAGCAATGTAGGGGGCGTTGACTACACAGGAGAGAGTGCGCGATTAGTGTTCCACCACGTAAAAGGCGACCATTGGACAGGCGACCTTCAGATACTTAATATAAATTTTGGCAGCGCAACGTACGGCAACAGTTCAAGCAGCTTTTCTTTTCAAACTACTGTCTACAATTCAGGGTTTGGGACTTACGGGTCAGCAACTTACGCTGATGCTTTAACGAACGGTTTTTCGAATGTGACTGGCTCTGCCTCTGGTGGACGGTGGGTGCGCGACCGTAACGGAACAGGCAGCGGAAACACAGGTCTCACCCTTAGCAGCCAGTATTATTTTTATACCGAGACTTCCAGCCCCGTAAATACCAGAATCGGGTACAATTTTTGGCTGCGTAGCCCCGTTGTAGCTTTAAGTTCTAGCAGCCCAACGCTTTCGTTTCAGGACGGTAGGTACGGTAGCGGAATTGGTACGTTAAATGTTCACTTGGATATTCAGTAGGAGAGGTCAAAGCTGATGGGTACTGAAGTCCTTTGGAGTGCGCTGCTAACAATAGGGTTGGGCTTTATTGTATGGTGGGCCAAAAACCAACACGACGAACTAAAACGAGTGCAAATTTTACTTAACCGAACACGGGAGGAAATGGCAAAAGAGTATTCGACGAAAGTCGAGAGCAACACGTCCATCGACCGCGTAATAACTAGGTTGGATGCTCTCGACGCAAAAATGGATAGGATGCTAGAACGATAGACAGAAGGAGCGGTTAAGTGATTGACCCTGTCACGGCATATAGTGGGGCGTTGTTAGCCTATAAAACCGTGACCAAACTGGTGCAAGCTGGCCGCGAATTTAGCGAAGTTACGGGTCAATTATCGGAATGGTATGGTTGCGTAAGTGATCTGCAAAAAGCGGGGGAGCAGAAAAAGTCGCCGTCCCTGTTCGAAAAGGCAAGCCAAGGCGCGGAGTCGATCGAAAAAGAAGCTCTCGACATCGTCGTGAGACAGCAAGAAATGCTCCAGAAAGAGAAGGAGTTGAAGTTTTTAATCGACTACAAATACAAGCCTGGAACATACCAACAGATTGTTGATCTCAGACGCCAGATTAAGAAAGAGCGCGAAGACACAATATACAGGCAGATGGAAGCCAAGCGAGCCATAGTAAACAACATAGCGATTACGGTTTTGTCGGTTGGAATTATTGGAGTTATCGGCACGGGTTCTTATTTTGTTGGCGTGGGGGCAGGAGCGTGGTAAACGTGTTAACATGTGCACACATACTGTTGGCGGGGTCACTGCTTAACCC